GCACCGTTTGTTTGAACTGGGTCAGCCTTGACCGCTGCACCAAGATCGCTCTTGGTTGCTTGCGCGAGCGGCTTTGCAATGTTCAGGCCGCGCGCGATCAGGTTTCGAACGATCTCCGCTGCGGTGCGTTTGCTGTCGATGCGGCGCAGGCGGTTGAGCAGCTGGTCGCACGAGAACGTGATACCGCTCACGGGTCTACCCGCTTGGCGAGCAGTTTGACGTATGCGTCGTACCGCGGCGCTTCCACCACGCGGAACGTGATCCCGCCGCAACGGATGAAATCACCTTTCCCGATGGGAAGCTCCGCCGCGGTGACGATGATATCCTGCCCGATCTTGAGACCGTATTCTTCCACCGTGAGCTTGTCGCTGACAAATTGCACGTTGCATTGGTGCATGGAGATCGCTGTGCCGGGCGAACGCGTGATACCGCCGAGCGCGTCAATGGTCTCTACCATATCCAGCAGCGTAACGAGCCTGTCGTAAAACGTCGCCGCCTGTGCGTCGAGGAAACTCTGCGGAATCTTCATCTACCAACCCGCCTTCCTGAATCTCGAAAGCATGCGGTCATAGTCCTTGAGCACGGTTACACACGCCTTTGCCACCGCGGCGGCATATGGGTTTTCACGGTACGATACTGACTGACCGTTGTCCGTGACGCTCGAGATGCTGCCGACGATCTTTCCAGCATCCTTGCCGTTTGCGGCCTCTGCCATACGGTAAGCGTCTGCGATCATTTCGGCGGTGGTGTTGTACAGCTCGCGCGGAAGATTGCTCTGATGAATGTCCGCCAATACCTTATCCAGTGTGGTTTCCACGGTGAGCGTCAGCAGCGCATCTTCTCCGGATAACCCGAGATGCACGCGCGCTTTCTCTGTGAGCGTTTCTATGACGGACATCCATCAGCCCTCCGTTCATACGTGTTCGGGATGTTCCTTATTCGTGTGGCGCGTCAGCGCGCCCTTGCTACCGAGCTCTTTCCCGCAGACCGGGCAGGAGATGGCATCCTCGCTATCGGCCGCCGGATCTGCTTTCGCATCGTCGGCAGCCGCTTTTGCGGGTTTATCCAGCTCTTCCACCTGATAGCCAAGCGAACGCAGACGGCAGGCGAGGTCGTCCCGCTCGGTCGTCGCCTCGCCATGCCGGAATTCAAGCCCCCAGTGGGTGCCGTTGACATCAAGGTTTGATTTGATGCGAAACATCTGCCTCACCCGACCTTCAGTTTGCGTAATACCGCCGCGGAGCGGGATGCCTTGAGCGCCATGGCCGCGACCATCTCGACCTCGCCCGTTTTCACCGCGCCCGGCGCGCTCATGTTCGGCAGATAGGTTTTCACCAGCGTATTGCCGTCCGGCGATACACCGTGAACACCGTCGAGCCCAAGCCGCACCGGATAGATGCTGGTCAGGCCGCCTTCGTCGGTCTCGATGACTGGATTGCTCGTACCGGGTTTGTCGCCGAGCGGCATGACGATGGATGGACCCCACTGGAGCGCTTCAAAGCCATAGTTCTCCTTGGACGCGAGGTTCACGCCCGCGCGGTCCATGACGCTCTGGAACACCGCAAACATGTCCTGGTTCATCAGGTACAGCGTCGGCGTTGCGTCCATCCGCGCGCGGAGCCTGCGGAGCAGGTCGAGGAACGTTTTCCAGTTGGTGTCGATGGCCGTGGAGCTGGAGAGGTCGATATTGGCTGTCGGAATAAGCTCAGTCGTGCTGCCGGTGATTGCCTTGTCGATGCCGTCAAAAGCAGTACCGTCGCCAATGCCGGAGTCGCCGTTGATGAACATGTGGTGATACAGCGCGATGGTCGCGTTGGTTTTCTGCTGCACTTGAAACTGCACATGTTCAACCACCTGCCGTTCGTGCTCGGCGATCACGCGGTCCACCTTGAACGAACCGCCGAATACCTTCAAGTCAACCACCTGCTTGGTGGTTGCGGCTTCCTGCGCCTCATACTCGGTGTTCAGTGCGCGGGACGCTGCTGTGGGCAGCGTGGTCACGCGGTTATAAACATACGACAGCGTTTCACCGCCCTGCGGTTTTGCCGTGTTGTCAAAGGGGAGTTTGTCAAGGAGTGCCGATTTTCGGAACTCGTCAATGACAAAATGCGTCAACTTGCTTTGCGAGAGCTGCTGCGCCTGTGCCAGTGTAATGGGCATTGCGATTTACCTCCATATTGGTTATTTTGCGGTGCCGTACAGCCCGCTCAGAATCTCGGACTCGAGCGAGGCGGGCTTGTCCTTTCCGGCGTCGGCGGCTCCCGCGTGACCGTCGCCTTCCTCCCGGGTTTGTTCGATGACGAAGAGATAGGGATCGGACTTCTTCAGAGCGTCGATATCTATGCCCTCCACGCTGCCGTCCTCATTGACCTTAAACTTGGACAGATCCAATAGTGCGCTCGCCGCCTTGATGTTCCGCGCGCCGGATTGCGCCAAGAGCAGATTCACCGCGCTGTCTCTGCGGAATATCGCGAGATCATCGTCGTACTTTTTCTGCGCGGTCGTTGCGGCGCTCTTAAGCGCGTCCAGATCGACACCATCAAACTTTTTGACGGTGTCCTGCAGGCCCTTGAGGGTATCCGTTGCGGTCTTGAGTTCCGTTTCCTTGTCCCTGAACTTCTGGAGGCTGATATAGCCGCCGTCGGTCAGGTTGGCGATCTTCACGCCATCCTTCGCGCTCTCCTGCGCATCATATGCCTGTTTAAATTCGTCGTAGGTCAGCGGTTTTTCGCCAAACAATTTTTTGAGATATTCCGGCATTGTGTTCCTTTCCACCCGCGATTTCGCTTATAAACGCGCGGCCACTCCGCGCCGGGGTGTCCATGCATTTAAGCGCCTGCATGGTCGGCTGATTTTGGCTATAACAAAAGGACGCCCGTTTCCGAGCGTCCCTGGGTTATTGGAGAAAATTACTACAAGAAAGTATTAGAGGTGGATTCACCCGCTTAACTGAATCAGCTTTCTGCGAGCACAGCTCTCATATCCGTAGTCGACAGCATCTTTGCGTCCGCCGGGCAGAACGTGTAGTTGCTTGTTTTTTCCGGCGAGATCCATCTGAATGCGTGATGTTCATTTTTTGCGAGATCACCGGCAGTTATTTCGGTGATGAAAAAGTGCAAGTGCACCGTTCTGCCAGGGTAGTCATATGTGACCTCCGTAAGTTTTCGTATTACCCGAAGGGTGACACCAAGTTCTTCTTGGCACTCGCGCACAATACATTGTTCTTCTGTTTCTCCAGATTCAATTTTTCCACCTGGAAACTCCCAAAGTAGTTCGCAGTTCTTTCCCTTTGGTCGTTGACAAATAAGAAACTCCTTACCCTTGCAGATGATCGCTGCGGTTACCTCAATCATTCCCAGCCTCCGTAACAGCTCTTGTACAAAATCATTCTCGCTCAGGGTAGGATTAAACCTTGCGCTTGCTCGCAGGAAGATTCGCGCTAGATCTCGGTCAATCTCATAAAGATACCCCATATTTCCGCTGCCATTTCGGTCAAATGGCGCATACTTCACGTTGCATAGACGAATAATATCTTCTAAAAAGTCAGAAGTTTTGATTGCGTTTCGAATCGTGATGTAATCGCAATCCACACGCCGCCCGTCTCGATCCCACAATTCTTCGCTGCTGAGCTCTACTGGTTGGATGCATGGATAACACTCTCCGCGTGCAGTGCTGACAGCGCGCACATAGCCATCTAACCCGTGAAGAATAATATCCCCAGGTCGGATATCAAGTAACCGATCCCAATGATGAAAGGTGTTGCCGGCTTTGTTCGTGACTGGCGCCCAAATATAACCTCCACGACTTTCGCGGTCATATGTGGTCCCCTGGAAAACAAAGAACGTCATGCGCTTGCCGGGAATTCGCGGCAGTGCAGAAGGAACTGCTTTGTGAGCAGAAGTTGAGGCGGCTATAGCTCTTCGCGCAGCAGTTTCGGCAGCGCGTTCCTCCTCGACTCGTTGCTTGGCTTCTTCCTCAGCTCTTTTTTGTTCTTCGGCTGCAGCCTTTGACGCTGCGATTTCTTGAAGAATTTCGTTTTGCATTAAGGGGTTTTCGCACGTCAGAAACCCTACGAAAGCATTCGGATACACAAACTTACTTGTTCTCACTGAGAACTCGACTGTTATCTGATTGTCGGATTGCGCTATCACTGTTCCGATACCGTTGGTTTGATGAATAACCTTTAGATTAACCAAATTCATGCGAGCCCCTCGATTCAAACGGATTACCTTTAATTTACACCATTTTAGTTAGTGTTACAATCTCTCGGTACCTTTGTTTCATCTGATTCCATCCATGGGGATCAGTATGTTTCACGCGCTGAAACTCTGCAAGCGTCCCGGGGGCATCCTCGATCACCTCGCGATACCGTTGCCACTGACGGCGGTCGGATGCGGTGTTCTTGATCATTCGCTCGTTTAGTACCGCCTGCGGATCTCCCTCGACGTGTTTTTTATGCCACTCCGGATACGTCATCTTGGTCGGCATCTGGATGAATTCACCTGTTATCGGGTCTTTCGCGGGCCGTGTGATGTCCGCAAGCGTATTTTTATCAATGTATGGCGCTTCAATGGAGCGGCACCATGGATGTAACGGGGGGAAGTTCACGCCTGCTCTACGCGCCGCGTATGTGTAAGACTTGCCTGTGTCCGGGTCCTTGAGTCCGTCGTGCAGGCGACATACGCCGGAGGTTTTCAGATCCAGAACCGCGATAAATCGGTAACGTTTCGCGCCCAAGCCGCTGCTCGCTTCGGCGGACATCTCGTTGTAAACGTGCATCGTCTCGGTACGCAGTAGCCGCGCTGCGGCGTACACGCCGCCCTGATCGGGCGAGGCCATGAATTCCTCCAGCTCGCCAAGACAACGCTCCCATGGCCGCCCTGTGGCGACGTTAACGCGAACTATCTCGCCGAGCTTCTCTGCCAGTTCGTCCGCGTTTTGCCAGACACGCTCAGAGTAGTTTTCTCCAGCCCAACGTTGCGACAGCACCGCGTCTATCTCTTCGATCGTGATCTGAGAAAACGGGATCGCCGCGCCGGTACCCTGCTGAACATCGAATACCGTGCGGTAGTAGGCCTCAGAGCCAACCTTCCGCGCCGCTTCCTGATGCACGGCAATTTCCTTGTCCGCAACCTTGGCGCATTCTGCACGTATGCCTTCCTGCATCGCCTGCAGGCGCTTCATTCGCGCGCCGTATTGTGCGCTGTTCGCCCGGGCGAGCAGCTTTCGCCGCACATCCGGATCGTCGATTTCAGTGATGAGCTTCATCAGCGCATCCGCGCGCGCGCGGGGTAGCGGCTCGCGCAGATACCGCGCCGCCTCCACCGGCGATAAGTCACCCTGTGCGGCATAATGTTCAAAGAGCGCGGAGAGTTCCGTGCTCAGTTCGTCGAATGCGTCTTTGTAGAGCTGAAAGATGCGCGCGGCGTAATCGTCGCCGATCAGTTCAATGCGCAGCATCCGCTCGAGCGCGCGCTTTTCCCAATAATCGCTCACTTCGCATTATCCTCATCTTCAGCGGGCATACCATAGGAGCCCATGTTCTTGCGCGCTTCCGCAGCGGCTTTTTTGCGCTGTTTCTCCATCTCCTGCATGGCCTTGTCGGGATCGTCCACGAGCGGGTGTGCCGCCATGAGGATGCGCTCCGGAACCAGATCGGCCGAGGCGATGATCATATTGACGGTCTCCACATCGTTGGTGATCATGCTTTTGTTGAACGTCACTTCGATTGCCGCAGGATCAAATGTTGTGCTGCTCTGTTTGTTAATCTCCTGTGTGATGAACCAGAAATGGTCTTCCAGCGCCATACGCATCTGCGCAATCAGCGCGTTTGCCTTAAGATCGAGTAGGGTGTATTGGAACTTGAGCGCAACACCGGACGGTGCGGTGCCGAACGTGGCGTTGCGGATGTCTACCGCCATACCGAACTCATGAATCGCGTCGCGCAGGAGCTTAAGCCAGTCGATGCGGCCGGTCATATTCAGATCCAGCTGTTTCATTTCGATGTTGCCGCCCTGTCCCGCGATATGCACCGCGCGGTTGATGTGCAGCTTTCGCACCACGGAATTGGCAACGTCACCGCTAAACCCCTGCAGTACCGCCCAGAATTCGTTGAAGTCGAGCACGTTGTTGGTCCCCATGGACTGCACGAGGTCATATGCGTCGATGAGGTCCTTATACCGGGCAAGGTCACTCGTACCGCTCTCGTTGTTGGCAAGTTCGACAAACGGCAAACGCTCCCATGTTTTACCGACACTCGATTTGACCACCGGCGTCACGCCATCCTTGCCGGTCACATACGTGGTCGCGCGGAAGTGCGGCTGTACGCCCGCACGCTCAGGATCGGGTTGAAACACCGCATCCCCATCGGCATACCAGTAGGTGACACCCTGCTGCGTCCACCATTCAGCATATGTGCGCGTGACGCGCTTGTCGCGCCCGATGCGCATTTCAACGGGGTAGTGATAAATGAACTCAACCAATTCCTGATCATGTGCGGTGTCGTAAACGGGAATTCCGTTTCTACGCGAGATAACCGCCTGGCGCAGGCGGCCGTTGCGGTCGCGATACTCCTTGATCCACGCCTTACCGCCCTTGGCCGCCTCGGTCGCCCACTCGGTCAGCAGGTTCATAAAGGCAGCATCGGTGGTCTTGCCAAGCGCTTCGCTGAACGCATCCCCGCCCGCGGCATCCTCACCCACGCTGATAGAAGGCTCCTTGCCCAGCACATATTGCGACTTTTGAATGACATGAATCCAGAAGAACGGATTCGGTGTGCGCTTGTTGGATCGGTTTGGATTGGTAAATGCAGTCGAGACCTCGACCTCATCGCCCTCCTCGTTTGTCTGCGTTTCTGCGATGAACTCCGTGCGGAAATCGTGCTTCCGAATATCATGCTGACCATCGTAATACCGCTCGGCATCCTCGGCTATCCTGTGGGAGGGGCTTTGCTTATCCTCACGAATGAGGTCGGTCAGGATTTCTGCCTCAGACATGGAGCCGGCCTTCGCCAGCCGCATGCTTTGCAGCTCCGTTTGCGTGATGATCATATTGCCCCTCCGTCAGCTTACCTTGGTTTCGAGCATGGCCTCTTCGAGCGCATACCGCAGCGCGTCGATCCAGTGGTTGTCCTTGTCGACCGGCTCCGGCAGGATGTTGCCGTCGCGATCCTCTTTGTACTTATACATGCGCATTTCGCGCACGAGATCGACGCACGACGGATCGATATAGATATGCTTCATGCGCTTAAGGTATTTGATGCCGAACTCTACGCTGCTAGGCCCTTTCCGCGCCGGAATCGCACGGATGCCGAAGCTGTTGAGCTCCTGAATGTTCAGCATGTCGTTGTCGCTGGTGACCACCTCGTGTTTCACGATGGGCAGCAGCATATCCGCGAGCGCGCGGTTGTCCTGATAGTTTGCACCCTCCGTGCGGTAGACAAAGACCTCCATCTTGCGTCTATCCAACCCGCAGCGCACAAAAGCGTTGGGATCAGGGAAGAAGCCGAAGTCCAGACCGTTTTTCGGCCGTGCTTCCGACTGTGCCCGTTCGGTGAGATCTTTGATCTCCCAATTGGTGAAGATCAGCCTGCCCAGCACACCCCAGTGGCCGAGCGTGTATACGTCGTAATAGTACTTATCCGCTTCATTCTCGAGTCGGTCGATGTCCTCAAGCGTGAGGAAGCGATTGTCTTTATACGTTGTGCGCAGTATGAGGAGATTATCGTCGTAATACTCGCCCTTCACCTCGTCAAACTTGCCGGCAAAGAACTCCCTATAAATCCAGTGATCCTGCAAAACGGGGTTAAAGAGCAGGATCATGCGTTTGGGGGTGTCGTCGCCGCCGCGCAGACGCTTGAGCAGCTGCTTATAATCGGGATAGTCGATCTCCGTCGCTTCCTCTACCATGATATCGGTGACAACACCATATTCCGGCGTGACGGATTTCATCTTCTCTACATCATCCAGACCCGCGAAGAGGATCTGGCGGCGACTGGCTTTGTGCGTGATGACCATATCCGTCTTGCTGATATCGAACTGGTCGGCGAGCTCCATGCGCGTGATACATTTCCGGATTTCGTTGTAACAGGAGTTGCGGATGGTGCGCGCGGTTTTACGCAGGACCAGATAATTGCGCTCACCCAGGAGCATATCCCGCACCGTGCGCTGGCCGAGGATACCATATGACTTGCCGCTGGACGAGCCACCAAAGAAGATCTGCGTCGGGCGCACGTCCGTCAAACGCTCGCCATATGCGGGATTCATGATCTCGCGCCACACCGCGTCCGGTATGATTGGCATACCATGGTTTATGTTATCGAGGTCGGCCGCGTCGCGCTGGCCGAGGTATTGCTTGCCGAGGAAGATTGCCATGGTGGCGTTCCGCTCCGCGAGCTTGAATTGCGAGCGCCGCAGACTCGCTTTGCCAGTTGCAGCGTGCTTTTTATAAGCGTTGGCATAGTCGAGTGGATTGCCGTCCTCATCTAGGTACCGTTCTGCGATTAATCGCGCTAATGTTCGGTGATCGATGTCCTCCATAATCGAGCAGATTTCCTGTTGCGTACACTGAATCGCACAGAGGCTTTCGAACTTTTTATAGTCGCTCTCGGACCATACGACCTGTTTACCTTTCTGCGCCATCGCGTGCGCCTCCAATCCTCCTTACCGCATTACAACAGCACCGCCGTTTGTCCGGTGAACTTCTCCCACCGGTCGATAATCACGTCCACATACCGCGGGTCGAATTCCATCATGAAGCACACGCGGCCGTTCTGCTCAGCGGCGATGATCGATGTGCCGGAGCCGCCGAAGAGATCCGCCACGAGGTCGCCGCCCTTGGTGTTGTTCTTCATCTGATAGTCAAATAGCGGGATGGGCTTCATAGTCGGGTGCTCTTTGCTGCGCGTCGGGCGGTCAAATTCGAGTACGGTTGTCTGCTTGCGGTCGCTCGCCCAGAGATGCCCGGCTCCTTCCTTCCAACCGTAGAGGCAGGGCTCGTGCTTCCACTGGTAATCCTGCCTGCCCATGACCATGGAGTTTTTCACCCAGATCAGGCACTGGCGAACCACAAGCCCTGCTTCTTGAACTGCCGCGCGGAAGATGTAGCCGTTGGAATCCGCATGCCAGATATAGAACACCGCGCCCGGCTTCATATGCGCCTGCGCGTTGGTGAACGCCTTCACGAGGAAGGTATAAAACACATCATCCGCTTGCGCGTCGTTTTCGATGGTGAGCTTCTTTTTCGTTTTGCCCTTATAATCCACGTTGTACGGTGGGTCCGTCAACAGCAGATCCGCCTGCGCGCCGTTCATGAGCAGCGCTACGTGCTCCGCTTCCGTGCTATCTCCGCACATGAGCCGGTGGCGGCCGAGCTGATAGATCTGCCCGACCTTGCTTTTCGCGACCTCCGGCACAACCGGATCGTAGTCATCGTCCACCGCGTCCGTTTCGTCCTCCGGCAATTCAAAGCCCGCGATGGTAATATCGAAACCGAGATCGTCCAGAAACTTCAGTTCCTCATTCAATAGGCCGATATCCCACGTCGCATGCTCGGCGAGGCGGTTGTCCGCGAGCATATAGGCGCGTCGCTGCGCTTCGGTCAGGTGCTCGACGAATATACACGGCACAGCTTCCATGCCTTCGGCCACCGCGGCGACGAGCCGCCCGTGTCCTGCGATGATTTTCTTATCCTTATCGATCAGGAGCGGATTGACGAAGCCAAACTCCCGCAGTGAGCGACGCAACTCCATAATCTGCTCATCGCTGTGCTTTCGGGCGTTGCGTTTGTCGGGCTTGATCTCGGCAACCGGAACGATCTCGAATTTATCGGTGATCTGCATATTTCCTCCAAAACGAAAAATGACGCCGTGTGGCGTCATGGGTAAAAAGAAGAGACCCACTCGGTCTCTAAATTAATCGATGCTATATTCTAGCATATGTGAAAGTATTATTTTGTTTGATTTTTTTCTGCCAGTTTCCTTTCTTCTTCTTTCTTACCTTCGATATACTTAAAAACATTGATCATCGGAAGTATAACGGATCCTTGTACAAATGCCTGTGAAGTAATTGAAATTAAAACAGACCGAGCCATATTATACAATGTCGAAAGTCCATTTACTTCCAGCATACTGCGAAACCTGTCTTCTCCAAGGTCTCCACTCGCATTGAAACAACCTTCGAGTGTCAAATCTACACTGCACTTTTCTTTAGCGCGCACTAGCTTGACCTTGACATTAAGAGATAGTATGCCAGTTAATTTTCCTTCGCCATCAATTTCGACATCCGAAATGAGATGAGATAGCTTGAGACTTTTTTTAGTCTCACTCGAACTATCCACATCAATCACAATAAAGTCATTGTTGATTTTTAGCTGCTCAATTCTATTGCCGATCAGTTGAAAATCTGCGTAATATTCAGTTTTTGCCAATTAAATCACCTCCAGTTTATGCAACCAAATCTTCATCGTCATCGTACTCTGCGTTGATGATACCATATGCTCCAAGTGCGATATTGTCCCAATTACTAAAAACTTCTGCGCTTTTATAGTTTTCTTCTTTAGTAATCTGAAAATCGATATTTAAAGAAAGTTTGTCACAGATTTCACAAATTGTTGAAAGTGAGAAATTACAATCTCCATTTTCCCATTTTGATACCATTGCCTGAGAAACATCCATAAACCGCGCAAAAGCGCTCTGATTCATTTTAAGCTCATTTCGACGAGAAATTATTTTTGTTGCGATTTTTCCCTTAATTATTTCTGTGTTAACTTGCCCCTTTGTAAGAGAAGCTATTGCGATACTTTCGTTCGATCTTCCCTTAATGTTTGCAACCATTTTTGCTGCCTCCTATTTTTGCTTTTTCTCTTCTTAACCGCGTATCTGCAATCGGCGCGTGTTTACTGTAATCTGTAGCTTTTTTTCCTTCCTTTTTATAAAATGCAAGTAAGAATATAAATTTTCCTAACACCCTTGCGTGCAAAACTCGAACATTGCTACCGGTCTTTTGAATTGTTATCGCATATATGCCATTATGACCTTTTATGCTTTCAAACAGATTACAATTTTCCATAAAATATGTATTGGGGGATTCCTTCATTCGTTGCAAGCAAAAAACTAATTTCCCCATAACTTCACTGGGATTTTGGCATTGGCCTAATACAGCAAGAAATTCATCCATGAATTCTTCACAGGAACAAATGCTAAATTCATTTAGAAGTTCTCGAATATCCAATACTGCTAACCCTCCGGATAATGGTTATAATATTACTTATAAGTTATATTGTCAACTCTTTTATGGTCTTTACTAGATAGAATACGTGTTTTTCACTATAGTTAAGATTCTTTGCAATATTCTTCCATTTAGCGCCCTCAACATATCGCAACCTCAACACCTTCTCCTGACTCTCAGATAACTTTGCTAGCGCCGCATCTACGGCAACGAGCTGCTTCTCCAGCGAAATCATCTCACCGGTCAGCACGCGCTCCAACCCGTCAAGCTCCGCAACATACTCCGCCAACCGGTCTCGCGTTGGATCGCTGCGGCCGCACTCGCCAAGCTGCCGTTGAGTATATTCCGCACGCGAGCGAAGGTGCTCGATGCGCTCTTGCAGTGCTTCCACCCGTAGTTTCTGGCGACGCATGTTTTTCAGGTCATCTATCGTCATGTACTATCTCCTTTCGTTACGACTACGCCGTCCCTTTCCCTGCCCGAAATTCCTCAAATGTCCGGATACCGCGCACATTCCAGTCCTCAGCAAGCGCAAAAAGATACGCCGCCGGATCGCGGACGTTGCTCGTTTGGGTAAGCAAAACTGCCTTTCGGACGAGTGGGATCTCAAACGGGAGCATCTGTCGAGCTATCGCGAGCACATCTGGCCAGCGCAATTCCCGCTCCGGATTCAGCTCACGATAGAGCTTGTCGATGTCGTACGCGCGCGCCCGGAGAGAGCATAGATTACACTCTTGTAATATTCCGTTATGGATTGGATTACGGGCGCAACTGCAAGCAATTGATTTCAGATGTATGCAAGCAAAGTTATCCACGTTTTCCACCGTTCCTTTTCCGAGTTTTCCCAAGTTATCCACGTTTTCTACGCCGCCCGATTCTTCTCTGGCTGGATATTTACTTCTCTTGGCACGAATGGTTTGGTGCTTCGACCACGATGTAAGCTGCAGGATCGGTCTTCCACCTACGGCGTAGAGGTCAACAAGTCCAACAGTCGACAACGCTTGGAGCGCCTCGTCAATCATTGTGTCAGTTATGCTATCCAGTGGATACATCAGCCCTTTTAGGATTTTCGAACGAGCATCATACCGGCCAAAATCGTCCACGGTGACGATCAGGCGGATGAAGAAGTCCCGTTGAAACAGGGTGAGAAACCGATAGCTCTCACTCCTGCATATGCTGTCTTTGATGATACGGTTCGGCATGGTAGCGCCTCACTGCGAGACGTCTTCGCCAGAAGCACTTTCTATGCCTTGCGTATCATCATTTTGGTCGTCCGCGGCGGCGTTCTTCATCCGTGCTGAAAGGAACTCCACCTCGTCGGCTTGCACATCCAGCGATATCCGCGCGGAGCCATCCTTCGCGTCGTATTGGCGCGCCTGCAGTTCACCCACGACAGCAACCTTGCGACCCTTGGTGAGAAACCGCCCACAGCTATCGCCAAGTTGCCGCCATGCGCTGACGCGAAAGTAATCCGTTGGCCGTTCGCCGGACTTATCCTCGTGTCGCCGGTTGACGGCAATTGTAAACGAGCATACCGTGATACCGCTCGGCGTGGAACGCAACTCTGGCTCTCCGGTCAGGTTCCCGATGATCATAATCTTGTTCATGTTATTCTCCTTCTCTATGGCCACTGCGCATCATACCGCGAAGGCGAGCACAGTTTTTATCGGAATTCAGTCATCGTGAAATCATAAGAATATTCCGCGCGCGGATGGTCTAAACGCGCCATCTCTTTTTCGTTGATTCGTCTTTGATTGTGCTATGATTCGCCCAGTCAGCTGCGGAGCGGACGACTACACGACCGTCGGGCGTTGTCTTGATCCCGCAATCACCAATCAGCTTGTTCAAGTATGTGACGCTCACGCCGAGCATCTTAGCGGCTGCCTTCTTCGGTAGCGTTTCACCCCAGGTTTGCACCCACGATTCACCGATCGAACTGCTGCCTTGAGCCGCGTGAAGTTTGGAAGTGATCCGCCCGACCGCTTGCGACACCGTGCTCAATCCTTCGATAGCGGTCGAGAGTTGCTCCTTGAGTTCTTCAAAATCGACCCTTGCTGTTTCCATTTCAATGATCTCCTTGTGTAGTCTGGTCGCTTGCTTCCACCGAAAACAGATGCTCGAGCTCTATATCCGGAAAGAAATAATCGCGGATAGCCCGTGCTTCTTCGAATACAAAGCCGGTCACACCATGGATTTTTAAGAAGAGCGCTTTCGGACAGATCCCAAGATGCCGGGCTATTACGCTTTTTCGGATTCCACGGTCATTTATTAAGCGAGAAAGCACAGGATATTTGCAGCTCTTCACATACATCACCACCTTTGGTTATTTTAAGTATTAATCTATCACCGGTTATGATCAATGTCAATCAGTTATTCAAAATTATTTTAACCATTTGCGGTTATTATTCGCTTGACTCATCGGCAATAAAGAGCTATATTGTTAACGAGGTGAGATTATGGGATATGAAATTATCAGCACGTACAAGAAAAAGCACCACCTAACCAACGAAGATCTCTCAAAAATGTCGGGCGTTCCGAAACCGACAATCGACAAAATTACCGCGGGCGCGACAAAAAAACCGAGCTTGGAAACCATCCGGGCCATCGCAAAGGCGCTCGACATTACACTCGACGATTTTTCGGAGGGCGGGGCCAAGTCGCTCATGACTCTCTCCGGCGTGATGCCGATTCCGCGCATGACAAAAAAGCCCCGCGTCGGAGCCATTGCCTGCGGCGATCCAATTCTCGCGGTCGAAAACGTAGACGGCTACGACGATGTGCCGGACAACATCCATTGTGATTTCACTTTGATCTGCAAAGGCGACAGCATGATTGGCGCACGGATTCTGGACGGCGACATCGTCTACATTCGCCAGCAGCCAGACGTAGAGAACAACGAAATCGCCGCAGTCATGATCGACGAGGAGAGCGTGACGCTCAAGCGCGTGTACCACAACGGTGACTACCTTGTACTGATGTCCGAGAATCCCACCTATGCGCCGATCATCATCAACGGCGATCACACCGCGCGCATCATCGGCAAAGCGGTTGGGTTTACGAGCGTGTTGAAATAACCAGACGGAGGAATGATAGGTGAAATGTCCGAAATGTAGAAGTGAAAACATCACCATTCAGGCGGTGACAGAAGTTAAAGAGAAGCGCAAAAAGGGCTGGGCGTATTGGATCTTCATCGGTTGGTGGTGGGAGATCATCGCGTGGATCTTGTTTGGCGTATGGAAACTGCTCGTGGTCCTCTTCGGCAAAAAAACGAAGGTCGTTTCAATCACACGGTCCGTTGCGGTCTGCCAGAATTGCGGCAACCGCTGGAACGTGAAATAAACGAAAATCAAAAAAATGCCGCTCCGGTGCTACTAACACCAAAGCGGCGGGTGCAGATTAAAAAACCGATGAGAGCTTCTTTTTCTGCGCCCTCAATATACCACATTTGAGGAGGGAAGCACAATGGCAACCATTAAGAAACGCCTGCGCGCGCAGGTTACCGTCGGGCATGATGCAGACGGAACCGCAATTTACAAGTGGGCAAATGGTCGAACCAAGAAAGAGCTCG